GCAATCCTGCGGTTTCTAGTCTGCTGCAGTGGGCTCGCCCATCTGCAATTCTGTCTGGAGTACCCTGCGGAATTATCGACCCGGTCGATTGTCTTCCCGACAGGCCGTTCTCCCATGTCTTCTAAAAAGACCCGGAAATCATCCCAACGGGGGTCTATCGTTACCCCTGCGTATTCCGGCTTTGTTGCCACCCGCCTGCGCATCGACAGCCATGTTCTGTAAGTTGGCGTCTTAGCTACTGACGCCCCATGCACTGGAACGAAGCTGGTTTTGGACGATGCCCGACAGCCTCCACAAGCAGTAGTATTCCCTGCCCTTAGATTATCAGATGTTGGCGTACTTATTGCGCCGCAGTCGCAAACGCACTCCCATTTCCTGCGTTTCCCAGTACTTGCCAATTTAACTGCGACAAGCCTGCCAAACCGAATTCCGGTTAGATCTAGTGCTTTTGGCATTTCTATCTCCTGTGATTTGGAGATATTATTCCATTTCTTGCAATCTTACCAGCGCCAGGGGCCAAATGGGAGCATCTAGAATTGTGTCGGGCGAATAGAGCCCGTCCCTGTCTTGCTGGCCGAAGCGGCTTTGAGGTCGCTGAGGTATTCATCACGGGCAGCGCGCATGATGGATGCCTGTGTCGGGTCTTCCCAGCGATGGGCGTAGAGTTCGGCCTTGGCGTCCGCCATGATCAGGTCATAGGCTTCGGTGAACCATTCATTATCCACGTCGCCGTCACTGGTTGGCACGTCGATTTTGACATGGCCGGTCATGCGTGCCGAATACACAGCGTCCGGGTACGGATAGAGCCGCGCCTTGCTGTCGATGTAGGCAAAAGAGATTGGCAGGGATGAAGTGGTGTTCGCGTCAAGCAGGATTTCCAGCGAGCGATAGTCGCACTTGTCCAATGCGTAGGTGTTGGTGCCCTGCGTTACGAACAGGCCATCAATGGTGTAGAATTCTGTCCCGATATCGGCGGTGAAGCCATAGTCCGACTGGTCAGCGACCGTGTTGAAGGTTACGTCCCGGCTCTCATTGAACCAAAACCGGACCTTCTGATACTTGCGGATTGCAGCGGCGATCTTGCTGCGGATTGCTGCGGTATCGGAGCGCTCGGTATCGCTCTCGATTTCGGCAATCATTGCGGCCTGAGTGGTCATATCCGCCTCCTATGGAAAGAACGGCGGCAGGTTGCCCCGCCGCCGCTGTTCACGACTTATGCGCCGCGATTGGCGATGATGTAGGAGACGTAGGCATAACCAGCACCAGCCGAGACCGTGGCGCCTGCGGACAGGGTGTAGGTCACGTTGGTATCAGCGGTCATGTAGAGGTCGTCAGAGGTCGCCAGTTCGTCGGCTGGCTTCTTGCCTTTGGCCGTGATGACGAGGGCGGTTGCGAAACCGTCAGGGTCATCAGTGGTGCCCATGTCGAGGGTCTGGGGCGTGCCGCCAGCAAAGGCGGTCGTCACCAGAAAGCCCGCGTCAATCACCATCGCACCGGCTGGCAGCTTGCCAATGGTGCCGGTCAGCGTGGTGTAAGCGACGGGGGCCACAACGTAATGCACCAGATCTTCGTGGTACTTACGCGCAGTCGTTGCAACAGTTCCAGTAGCCATGTTCTAGCCCTCCTTAAACTGCTGGGACAGCATAGGAAGCCAGAACAATGGTGCCGTAATCGACACTGTTGTAGACTGTCTTCTTCATGCCAGCGATGAAGTTGGAACGGACGCCAAGTTCGCGGTCGTAGTCGAAGAGTTCTTCAACCCACTTGAACTTGTTCTTGCCGCCACCCTTGCCGAAGGCCACAGCCAGCGACTGAGCGCCGCAGAAGATGGCGCGACGGGTATTGGCAACAGCGGCGCCGGTCGAAGAGTGGATACCAGCAGGAACGCGGGTGTTCTCAACGATCAGCGTGCGGTTGTAGACGCCAAGAGCGCCGGTATAGATACCGCTCTTGTCGGTTTCGCCGCCCTGGAGGCGCTTGCCCTGCAAGTCGAACCAGTTGCCAGCAGTGCTGGTGTCCTGGCGCATGGAAAGCACCTGGTCGGGGTGAATGAAGCAGACATAGTCGATGTCCTTGCCAAGGCCCTTGATGGGGCGCAGCATGGGCGACGTGGTCTTGGCGACATTCACTGCCTTGTCGATCAGCGACAGGGTGAAATTCTCAGTGGACGCGGCAAGGGCCTGATCGGTCGTCTTCGAGTTGGCGCGGATAATGCGCGTGGACGAAGCGGCGATGTGGGCATTGTAGCCGGTATACTTGAGATTGGTCTGAACCGTGTTGCCTGCCAGCTGGTTGAAGAACCAAGTGTCAATGCGGTCGGCGGACCAGTCCTTGAGGCTGTCGTAGCACTCTTCGCGCATGTCGTAAGGCACGCGCTGGCGGTCGATGGTGCCCTCGGCGCGGACGCGGTGAGCGTGGCCGAGTTCATTGATGACCATGGTGTCCGAATAGCGGGTAAGGCCTTCTTCGTTGCCTTCCTGCGTTTCGTTTTCGGTGGTGCCTTCACCGGTTGCGAGCATGCGAATGCCCCATTTGACGCTGTCGCCAGCGCCCTTCTGGGTTTCAGTCATGATCTGGCAGAGGGAGCCTGCGCCCTTACCCATGAATTCGTAAGCGGTCGTCTCTTTGAGCGCCTCGACATCCATGCGGTTGGACCAGAGCTTCACTGCCAAGGCGTCGTTGACGCCAATGGTATGAGTAGCCATTTGGTATTTCCTGATGATGTTGGGAGAGGTGTTCGCTTTGACGCCGCGAAGAGTGGCGAGGACCGCTTACGGTGGTCATTCGGTTGCCGTTACGCCCGGCTGGCGAGGATGCTTAGAGCCCATCACGGCTTAGGCACTTGGGCAGTCAGCGATAGTTAGCCGTCTGCCAAACTGTTCCATTGCTCTGCGATTTCCCGAGCGCGGGCCTTGCTTGTCAGCACGCACCCATCGTCGCCATGGAGCCGATTGATGCCATTGGGATCGGCAACGATCCACATGGGCCAATCCGGGTCATGGTCGCTGGCTGAGCGTGCTGTGTACGGGCCTTTGCCCTTCGGTGATCTCAAAGACATCAGCCGCCCGCCAATTTGCGGAACTTGTCGGCGTTACCGGCCTTGCCGAGCCACGCCTCAAATTCATCTGCGCTCATGTCCGCAATGGACTGCGCTGTGGTTGCAGCAACACGACCGCCACCGGCAGCAGAGAGAGAGGTTGAACCACTCACGCCCGCCGCGATCTTGTCGATATCCTCGCCGGTCGGTGCGGGCTTTGGCTTGTCCACCCGAATATTGCGGGTCTTGGCGAGCTTGCGCATATGGTCGGCAATGTCGATGCCCTTGCTGACCGCATACTGGATCTGCTGGGCCTCGTACTGGTCCACCTGTTGGCGGGCCTCATGTTCAGGCAGACCGTAAAGCTCCATGTATTCCTGAGCGATGTTCTGCCGCAGGGCGGTATAGGTTGGCTCGAATGTCTCGTCAGCGGCGGCAGCGCTTGAATACTGCGTGCGGGCCACATTGACTGTCTGTTCCCAGACTTCGTTGGCCTTACGCTGCTCTTCGACCTGCTTGGCCTGTTCAGCGGCGGTCTTGGCGCGGTTCTGCTCGGTTTCCCAGAGCTTGTTGACGATGGCCAGCGGGTCTTTGTTCGGGTCGAATGCTTCTTCGGGCGCCGCCTGCTGTTCGGTCTGGGCAGGCTGATCCTTGGCGAGTAGCTGTTCCCAGCGATCTCGTAGAATGGCCGCTTCACGTTCTGCATCAGCAGCGCGTTTGGCGGCGGCCTTGCGTTCGTTGCGCTCCTTGGTCAGAGCGGCAAGAGGAACCTTGGATTGCCCGGTGGGTTTGTCGGCGTCCGGGTCGGCGTCGGGATCGGCAGGCTCATCCGCCTCTTCAACTGTCGGCTCATCGTCGGCAGCATCAACAACGGGCTCTTGCTCGTCATCTTCGATTGGATCGGGCTTGTCTTCCGTCTCAGCCTTGGGGGCCTCAACAGTTTCGCCACGCGTGTCAAAGTATGCCTTTTCCTCTGGGGAAAGGGTTTCAGTCTCGCTCATGTTGGTCCCTGATGTTCGCTATCAGTTAGCGGGGCCGCAATGCGCTTGCGGCGTGCGTACACTGGCGGCGGGCCAGCGATCCGGGGTCAGTTCGCCGTGGTGACGGGAACCGGCTTCTGTGCTTCTGTCAGGCTCGCATAAGCCTCGATCTGCTCAACGCCGATGCGCTGCCGCTCGGTCTGCTGTTCGATCATGGAAATCTCGGTCTTCTGGCCCATTTCGGCCATCTTGAAGTCAAGCTCTTTGGCCTTGACCTGCTCCTGGAGCATTTGCAGTTCGATTTCCTTGGAAGCGTTCTGCAACTTGGCTTGTTCCAGCATGAATGCCGGGTTCTGCGTCGGGTCTTGCTGCTGCTTCTGCTGGTCGCCCATGCTCTTGAGCTTCTCAATCATGGAGGTCGGGAGCGGGCTGTATTCGGCCAGCATCATGACTTCCTTGGGACCAATCATGTCCTTGAACATTGGCAGGATCTGCGTCAGCAGGCCCCACGTGCGTTCTTTCTCGTTGGTTGAGGTCGGGCTGTCGTCAACGATGATGTCATATTCAACGTCTGCGACCGCTTCCTTGGTCAGGGGCACATACTGCGCCTGTTCTTCACCGACGATGCGGACAAGGCGCCCATCCGTCAGGAAGTTCTGGATCAGGTTGAGCATGCCCCGGCCCTGGATCTTGCGATACCGGCGCAGGCTGTCGAAAAGGCTGGCGAGAATGGCAATCCCGGACTGCTTGCGCTGGGCTTCCAGCACACCAGGCTGGTTGACTTCGCGCATGCCCAGCAATTCCATGTTGATGCCGGTCGCCTTGATGATGGCGTCGTCTGCATACTGCAACAGGCGGTCGAAACCAGCGGGGAACTGTGCCATGGGCTTCTGTGCCCACTTCTGACCGTTTACGCCAGCCAGCGAGCCCTTGGCCATCCACGTAATGCGGTCGGTCTTGGCCCAGCTATCTTCAGCCTCGCGCTGATCTTCAAACGCATCCTTTTCAGCCATAATGCCGCCTTTGGCTTGGCTGTTGAGGATGTGCATCATCTGCGAGAGCCACTTATTGGCCCAGCGCTGCGGGTCTTTGGCGCGGCGGACGATGCCGTAGAACGTGCCCTTCTCGTGATCCTTGAGGCCGGTAATGCAGTTCCAGGTCCAAGTGCCGGTCTGGGTTGGCTCTGCCTTCTTGAGCATGGTGCGGCCAAGGAAGCACTGGACCACAACCTTGCGGGTCAGCTTGACGTGCTTGACGACCACACCGGCTTCGCTCGCCATCTTGAACTTCTCGGCGTCGAGTTCGGCTTCCTGCGGCTGCATGGTCTCAGGATCGAGAATGATGGCCTTGTAATAAGGTTCGCGCTTGAAATACTGGCAGGCAACAATAGTCACCTTCTTGGGCGCCTGTCCGTCGCGTTCGTGGCTGTTGTCGCCATTGTAGCGATGGCCGGGATCGTTCCGGGTTGGCTCGCCGTCCGCCTGATCGTCGTCAGCCCATGCAGCGTTTAGGTCCATCTCGTCGGCTTCTGGAAACATTTCCTTGGCGTCTTCGAGGTCCATCTTGCGCACGCGCCAGCGGCGGGTGGTGTCAACCAGATTGGACTTGGTCGCATTGCAGTCCCAGCGCGCTTCCATCGGGTCGAAATGGTCAACCTTTGGTTCGCCCTGCGGGTTGTCCTCATAGTCCAGACGCGTCTCAGTCCAGCCCATGCCGCAAGTCACTGCGTCCTTGAAGGCTTCGCTCTCTTCATCCTCTGCATCGCACAGGTCGCGAAACCACTCAGCGGCGGAGGTCAGTATCTCATTGGGCTTGGCGTCTGCCATTTCACGCGGGATGAAGCGCACTTCGCGGCGGTTGCCAATCTCGGAGCCGACGACAGCGTCAACCATCACACCAGTGCGGTTGAACACCAGAACCGGGCGGCCCTGATCCTGTAGCTGCTGCTTCTCCTCCTCGTTCCACTGCTCGCCATCGCGAAAGCGGAAGTCCTCGGACGCGCCGGTCTTGCCATCGTCACCATAGGCCCAGGTCTTGAACTTCTCGTTGTCAGCACGAAACCATGCCTTGAACGTGGACAGGTCGTCGCCATCGGGCTTTGTGTCGTCGGTTTCGTAATCAGCCATTATGCGCTCATCCATCCGGTACTTGATCGCCCAGCCCCGGCGCCGTAGCGCTTGCGGGGTGGCGGGTTCCGTTCAACAACGGGTTCAGCGAACGTCAACGCCACAGCATCCCACTCGTCGGGAGACCGAAGGCCGCGCTTGCGCATTTCTTCTTTGCTTTCAAGAAGCAGGTAGCTGTTGGAATTGTACTTGTAGCCTGGGCTGCACGCGTCTGCCTGAAGCCCATCTTCGTCAGGAATATCCGCGCCACCCGGCTCTTCCAGCCAGTCACGCGATCTGCGCCACATCTCGGCGCGGCGGTTGTATGGACCCGGCCTCAAGCTGCCATCTGGCATAAGGTCGTCTTGTTCTTGTGGAGACCCGGCGAAATCAATCGGGGTCACGATTTCCGAGTACGGCGCGCCCCAGCTGTTCAGGATGTCGTAGACGCCCGCACCAACACCACCAACGTCAATGAACACGCGGTCTGGCTTGTCCTTTTCAACGTCGATGACCTGTTTGATCCA